GCAGGAGACCCATCCGAAGGACCCCGAAGTCACTGATACCACCTGGATCCGCTTGCGGATCTTGGCCGGCACTGTCGACTGGAGCCATTCAGCAGTCCTCCACAACCCCTTGAGAAAGAAGTTGTTGGAGGAGGCTACTGTAGACACCATAGACTTCGGGCGGACCTCATCGCATAACTCAAGGACGTATGGCGGGGTTACATCAACACCCCTAAACGCGTCCATGCCACAACTCTCCCGGAAGTTACCAACCGAGAAAGTCTTGGACATGTTAACCTTGAGTCCCAACTCCGTGAGGAGCTGGGTGAGAGTCCCACACACGTCCACGGGAACAATGATATCGTCCCCGTAGACTCGGACCTGCCTTGCAGCAGCAGCTATGGAAGCGCTGTCGACCGTCCACCCCCGCTCGTAGACAACGGCGGAGATGGCGGCCATGGCGTAAACCATTGACTGCACTGGGAAGGTAAGGGCTGATCCCATAGGTGCAAACTTACGCAATACAATGTATCGCGGAAGTTTCTTGTCGATATTGTTGACAAGCCACCTAGTTCTGCAGGCGTGGAAGTACGTGAGTAGATCTCGATGAGACCGAAACACGCGCTCAATAACGCTGCAAGAAAGGCGATCTGATGCCGACGACAAATCCATCGTCGCGCGCAGACCGGACTGGGACGCTTTAAGCGCGTCATCTCGACTGTACTCCTGGTTTGAAATATCAACACAGAGGCCCAGTTCTGATGATCCGATCATCTCGTCAAGCTTTCGCCTGAGAGCTTGCTGCATCCATTGGTGCGCAGTTGGTTCGGCGGCAATCAGCCGCGGCCCCTTCTGCGACTTTGGTACCGCAATTAGCTTGGAGGGTGGTTCGTGGGCTCTTCGGCCCAACGAGTCTCCCCTAGCTAATAGATCGTCTTCCCAACCGTTGAGATTGGCATAGCCAAACTCCCCGATAGGAAAGATCGCTTCGAGCTTCGCGGGCCATGTCTGGAAGTCGTACTTCGACGCTCCCTTCTTGGCATCCGCTACTACCCCTGGTCCATGCTTAGGCCTGAGCTCCGTCATATCGACGGGGCCGAGCCTGGAGACAATGCGGTCGCTCACGCGCTGCATCACATCCAATAGCTCGCCTGAACACCCCGAAAGGTTTCCTTCATTGACCCAGAGCGGGTCTAAGAAGGGTTCCTCGCTTGTGTTTCCTACCGGAGATGAGTAATCCGTCAAAGACGGACGAAACACCCTCGGATCGTAGCACAAGTCATCCTCATCCCACTTGAGATGAGGCCGGCGTATTTCTTGCTCGATGTCGAAGAACTCCTTAACTGTCTGAAAGACAGCTTTCGGAGGACATTCCATTCGCAGCTTCTTCGCTACGTAGTAGAGTACTCGTAGAAAGAAGACTGCTTGTGGATCGGCATCTGGCCTGAGAGTGCCATCTGCTTCAAACACTCGCAGAAGTAGCCCCGGAAATAGATCCGGAATTACTTCTCCCTTCGCCTTTGGCCTGGTTAGGGCCTGACGTGACGGGGTATAGCGACCACGGGCAAGACACTGATCAAAGTGCTTGCCAGCGGCAGGGAGATCCTTGGTTGCGAAACCGGATCCCCTATGTTTGAGTCCAAAACGGAGGCGGGAGAGATCCCTTCTCCATTCAGGAACACTCGTGGGAAACTCGATGGAGAGATCTTCACAGATCGCTCCGTAGAGGCCCTCGAGGAACTTAACGTAGGTTTTCATCTTCTGAATCCTCATTAGGGTTCGGTAGAATCTACGTAGATCGGCAACAGCGATATACACTGCTTACGACTTGCGAACGCAGGGAGCGTCTGTGGGGACTTGCTTCGAAAGGAGTTGTCCTCTCTAACAACGGGCAAATGCCCAACTCGCCTGCGCCCGGTCGGTCTCGTCTGTCCCCAAGGGGCAAGAAGGTGTATTAACACCCTTCACAGACTTGGACCAACGACCAAATCAGCCTTCGATGAGACCCAATACTAGGATCGTATCTCTACGACTCCTTGTTCATGATCTTATCGAGAGTGGCGCTCGTCTCGAACCCATTGAGGGCAAGAGTAAGATTTCGAGCCGCAACCGGGTCAGACCCCTTCTGGTGTCTGATGACCGTGTACGACTGGAAAGTCTTGTCGCCATTGACAGCATCGAACTCAATCCGCGTCAGATCGACGTGGTGACGAACGAACTGTGGCTGGCCAGTCTTCACCGACTCGTCTTGGTGCCTAATCCGGAGGACGTATTGTTTCGTCGCATCCAGAAAATGGTACTCGGACGAGTAGTTGTCCTGGTTGATCTTCGCCAACGTGGTAGCAACCGCGTTGAACGTAACGGTAACAGTGTCGCCGATCATTTCTTCCTCAGATGTTGTTGCTAGCCAAATCGCCTGCCTGTCTTGTACAGCACAAGCAATGAAGCTAGTATCGACAGCCGCTGCCACCCCAAGAAGGGGAGGGTTGCGGTCAACGTAGGAGTGCCACCAACAGACCTCCGCTTTCTAATGCGCGAAGTCTGCCCGCGACTATACCGAAGTCTACCCTGGTCCCAAGGGACATCAAACGCAGGATAGATGACGCCCGTGATATCGTGCTGCATAGTGCAGATACGAGTAGCATGTGCGGGGATAATGTTACGATGCGCCGCTAGGTAGTCACCTATCGACGTAAAGTAATCGATAAGCCACGACCATGGGAGAGCTTCCCAGACCGTAGCGATCTCGAGTCCCAAGCCTAGCGCAGCCCGAAAGGCCTGCGCTTGGTCGGTATAGTTCTTACTTGTCGGAGAGAGGGACGGAACCCACCTCACCGAGCCCCAGAGCTTTCCATAGTAGGATCGCTGCTGTAGCACGGAAATGCCCGAGTGGATCTCCACTTGCGCGGAGGCAATCGAGCCTGTCCTTTCCGCCAACGTAATGTTGCGGCGTAAACCTCCCTTGCTTATCAACCGTCGGATCTCTTCTGCCTTCTTGGCATGATGATTTCCAAAGTCGAGCAAGGTTCCGATATCCGCGATAAGCGGAGCCCAACCAAACTGATAGGACAAGTTTGCTCCTGCCAATTTGAGAAGGCCTCTTCCGGCAACCCGGATGAGTTTCGGTAGGTCGCCGAGTTCGAAGAGCATCACGGGGATATCGACGGCCGGCCTTGAAGGGCTAGTCCGCGCGAGTAACCGTGTAACTGGATCGAACCCAAGGTTCCAAGATGGAAGTGCGGGAATTCGACCAATGACATTTCCCTTCGCTTGAAGATAGTCAGGGGGGTAACTCCCTGAATACTCAATGAAGGACGATGTCGAAGGTCTGCTTCGCCCATTAAGACCGCCGGAGTCATGATAATACTCCGTCAAGTCAAAAGGGTTGTCGCTCGTGGGATTACCCACGACATCCGCGCACGTCACGTCTCCTGGCCAGCTTGAACGCGTAGCGTCCACGCTGGTGGAGCCGAGTACTTTGGTGAGCTGACGCCCGGTGTGAACCGGGCCTTGACCCGCCTTAGTTCTCGTTCTTGCAACCACGATAGGCACTCTACAGAGGGACCTGAATGGACGGAATTTCTTCCGCGGAGGCCGGACTATCCGG